CTAATATGACTATTTTATACGACGTTGGTGTTGTCGCAAACATTGCTCATAGACATGAAAGATTCAAAAAATTTCTTCAACCATTACTAGAAAGATTAAAGATGTTGGGTCATACATACCAGGCGTTTGGAGATACATTCTGGCAACATACTGGTTTGGATTATAGTGGACCTTTGGTCGGAGATATAAAAAAGATTGCAGACGTGTATTCGTCATCATTAGTTTGTCCAAATATTCATACCGAATCGCAGATATTCCACGAAGCTTTTTTGAACGAAAGATCATTTATGATATCTTTATGCGGTGGCCTACAGGTATCAGACAATATATTGGCCAAAAAATATTTACACAACTCCTGTTTTGTATATCCGAATAATACAGATTTTATTAATGGTGTAATAGATCAGATTAATAACCCAACTCTACGTGAGAAAAATACAGTAGATAGTGTTTCACATATTGCTGAAAACCACACCTATTTCAATAGATTGTCTTTGATTTTTGATGTATTAACTATGCGTGATAGCAAGTTAGTATCAGACAAAGAAGGAAAGAGACTGTCACAAAAACATTGCTGGGAAATAGAAACAATGTTAATGGCAGCGGAAAGGGGTATTTCGTATGGCGAAAACATCATCCAAACTTAGAAGTTTTAACAAAAGACTCATCGGTATTACGATGCCTATCAACAGAAAACGAGCGAAATGGGGCAGAAATTGGTTATGTATTTGTGGTAGTAAGCTTAAATACAAAAATTGTTGTCTTCCAGAAATTGATTCTCTTAAACAGGTTGACAACAACGCAAGAGTTACGCAAGTGCCCTCAGATATTCAAACAATGATAGAGCAATATAAAAAAGCACAAGAAGAAAAGGAAAAAATGGCAAAAGCTAAGAGTAAAGCCGATGGAGAACAATCTAATGGGTAAAAAGGCATTTATAACCGGAACCACGGGGCAAGATGGAAGCTATTTATCTGAATTTTTGCTAGATAAAGGATATACTGTTTACGGTCTTGTTCGTCGATCTTCCACAGGCAGCACTCAAAGAATAGCTCATATTGTCGATCATCCTGAGTTCAATCTGGTAGATGGAGATGTAACAGATGCTTCCTGTATGTCTAAGTTGATTTCAGGCATTAAGCCAGACGAAGTATATAATCTAGCGGCAATGAGTCATGTTGGAGATTCTTTCAATCAACCAATGACTACCTGTCATATAGACGCAGTAGGGCCTTTAAATATTCTGGAAGCCATCAGACAGAATTCTCCAAGTACAAGGTTCTATCAAGCCAGTACGTCGGAATTATTCGGAAATACACCGATGGCACCGCAAGGGGAAGACACCCCATTCTCTCCAGATTCTCCGTATGCGGTAGCTAAATTATACGCTCACCACATGGTAGGCCTTTATCGTCGTGCTTACGATATTTTCGCTTGTGCTGGCATTTTATTTAATCATGAATCACCTAGACGTGGGGAAGATTTTGTTACCCGTAAGATCACTAAATATGTAGCGTCTTTGGCGTATTGTATGGATCGTAATTATTCTGGATTTATACCTAAGATCAATATTGATACTCCACCTTTGTATCTGGGAAATTTAAGTGCCAAAAGAGATTGGTCTCATGCTAAGGATATGGTTCGTGGTATGTGGCTTATGATGCAGCAAGATGAGCCAATGGATTTTGTTCTTGGTTCGGGACAGACACGAAGTATTAAAGATTTTCTTGAAGTGGCTTTTGGTTGTATTGGTCTAGACTATAACGAATATGTTTTGATTGATCAAAAGTTCTATAGACCAGTGGATGTTAATTTGTTACAAGCAGATTTCTCTAACGCCAAAAAGATATTGCAATGGTCTCCAGAAATTAGCTTTGAAGAGATGGTAAGACAAATGATTACAAGTGATTATGATCTATGTGATAGAGAATTTAATTTTAAGAACAAGGGAGCGGTAAAGTGCCGAGATTAGTTTTACCAACTTATACCGTAATCAGAGATACCAGGGAACACGAAGGGCATGGATGGACATTCACCAAGCATCATCCAGATAGGAGGCCTCCCAACTGCAATGGAACGATAATAGATAAGTTAGACACAGGAGATTATAGTCTCGTTGGATACCAAGACATATTGGCCATTGAGAGAAAAATGGGATTCTCAGAAATATGGGCTAATTATAGTTCTGCCAAAAGACAGGCTTTCGAGCGTGAGATGGATAGGATGTCAAAAATCAAACACAAATATATCATCATTGAATCTTCTTTTAATTCCGATGTTTTTGAACTATCACCTCCACAGTTTTCAAAGGGTGTTCCTGGAAAAGCGATGGTTAGATGGCTTATGTTTCTCTCTGCAAAATATGGCGTCAATATTATTCCGGCTGGTGACTGCGGACAGAGAGTAGCACAAATGATAATAGAAGAAGTAGTAAGGACAGAAAAGGATAGATGGGTAGAAAAATCTTAATTTTTATTGGAGATATTTAATTGGTTGAAAATAATACAAGTCTACAAGAGCTTCTTTATGGAGACCAAGGTCTATATGGACATCTGTTCCCTTTCAGGGATAGAGTGCCAAAAATAGAGGATCATATCTTCACGAATCTTACTCAGTCAGACCAAAAGATAGATGAACTTGTCATTGATCGTATGTTGGACATCGATTATATAGGATGGACAACCAAAGAGATTTTAAACATAGACCTTTTCCCATTGCAAATAGCTATGTTGCAGATGATATGGAATACTCCTTTTCCGATGTTGGTTGCATGTCGTGGTGGTGGTAAATCTTATATACTCGCGGTATATGCTGTACTGAGAGCGCTTTTAGACCCAGGAACAAAAATCGTCATAGTCGGAGCCGGTTTAAGACAAGCCAAACTTGTTTTCAATTATATAGATACTATTTGGAATAATGCTCCTGTGCTTAGAAATATTGTCGGTGGTGGGAAGAAAGCAGGACCGAGACAGAATGTAGATTTGTGCTATTTCAAGGTTGGAAATAGTATAATATACGCACTGCCGATGGGAGATGGCACGAAGATTAGAGGTTTCCGTGCGAACGTAGTTATTGCTGACGAGTTCGCTAGTATCCCAGAAGATGTTTTTGACATAGTCGTTCGTGGTTTTGCTGCAACAGCCAAAACCCCAATGGAAGAAGCAAAAAAAATAGCTTTTGATAAGTATCTGTCTAAATTAGACATTCCCAATGACGTTAAAAAAGAACTGACTAAAGATGATAAGAAGATGCATGGAAACCAGATAGTTTATTCTGGTACTGCATATTATGCCTTTAATCATTTCTCCAAAAAATACCAGATGTGGTTAGATATCATAAAAAGCAAGGGTAGACCAGATAAGGTGGCACAAATATTTGGTGGGGAAAATTTAATCCCCGAAGGATTCAATTACAAAGATTATTGTATAATAAGAATACCTCATACGCATTTGCCAGATGGATTACTAGACCAAAGACAGTTATCTCATGCGAAGGCTACTCTGCCAAGAAACATATATTTAATGGAATACGGAGCGGTGTTCGTTAAGGATTCGGATGGTTTTTATCCAAGAAGTCTAATAGAGGGGTGTACTGTTGGTCCCGGAAAGCCAATCTACACACCAGATGGCGAAGTTACGTTTTCTCCTGCCATGAAAGGGTCTAATGGTCCTAAGTATGTAATTGGTGTAGACCCAGCAGCCGAAAGAGATAATTTAGCAGTAATTGTGATAGAGGTTTGGCCAAACCATTATAGAATTGTTTATTGTTGGGCTGTCAACAAGAAAGAATTTATTAAAAGAAAAAAGGCTGGCTTGATTATTCAGGACGATTATTATGAGTATTGCTGTGCTAGACTCAGGGAAATCACCAGATTATTTAATCCCATTCGCATAGAGATGGATAGTCAAGGTGGTGGTTATGCTGTTTCTGAAATGCTAAGAAACAAGAAACTACTAAAACAAGATGAAGGAGATTTTCCTATCTATGAAATTATCGAGTTTGATAATCCAAAAGCGACAGACGGAGAAACAGACGGTAGACATATACTTCATTTGGTTCAACAAAGCACTGAATACAACCAAAATGCAAATATTGCACTCCATAAAAGCCTTGAGACTCGCTCTTTATTGTTCCCTGCATTTGATAGCGTTAAAATGTATTCTGCACTTGAACTAGAGAAATCTTTAGGAATTCAGTGTGACACATACGAAGAGAATGTGTTCAATATAGAAGAACTCAAAAATGAACTTTGTACCATTCAGATGAGCGAGACATCGACAGGGAAGGAAAGATTTGACACGCCACAAGTTGTCAGCCCTGGGGCTGTAGAAGGAAGAAAAAAGAAGGGCAGGCTTCGCAAAGATAGATATACCTCACTTTTGCTAGCACATAAGTTTGTTTATGACTCAGACATAGCTCCTACAAATGATATAGATTATGACAATGTTGCTGGGAACATAGAGAAAAGATCAAAACCAGGAAAGGACGAACCGATGTATCGTGGTCCTGGTATCGGCAGGATGAGGAATGCCGGTTCGATAAAAACTGGGGGTAATTTTGGCGCTGTCAAAAAGGGTCAGAGGATCAGATAAGTGGTGTATAATTAATTTGATTGCATTTATATTGTAATTTAATTGTATTTGGGGGATCACATGGCTGAAGGAAATAAGAAAAGCGACACAGTAAAAGATAAACCCACAGAAAATCTATACACGACAGGGAAACAAAATATTGCTAAACATCAGCTTTCACCTGTATGTCATACCAATCATGGTCTGTCACACAGAACAGTCGCTGCCGATGTAAATAGTAGGGCAGGATTTAATAAGTTCGACAAAGACAACAAGAGGCCAGATGATAGAATTCCAACAGATCACGCAGACATAATAGCCGCTTGTCAAGCTGTTTATAGAAGAGTTGGTATGGTTAGGAATATTATCGATTTAATGACCGACTTTGCTGCCGAAGGTCTGGAATTGCAACACACAGTCAAGACGCAAGAAAAATTTTATAGAGAATGGGCAAAAAGAGTCAATCTTCAGGGCAGGGCACATGACTTTATGAAACTTTTGATGAGAGATGCTAATGTTATTGTCAGAAGAAAGAATGCAAAAATTAGCAGACCAGTTTTTAGGGAAATGACAAAAGGTGATGTAAAAATATCTGTAGACCTTGTGGATGAGACTCGTTATAACGAATCTCCAACCAAGGTGAAAGTAGATCGTAACAAAATCAAAAAGAATGAGATACCATGGAAATACACCTTTTTATCTCCGACCTTAATAGAGAAAATAGGTGGGGAAGTTGGTAAGTTTTTCGGAGCAGATGCGCTTGGGATGAGACTGCCGAGAAAATTGGCCACAAGAATAGCTAATCCAAGAACTGATGCCGAAAAAGAATACATTTCACAGTTGCCAAAAGAAGTTGTACAAGCGGCCAAAAGTGGGTCAACTTTAATTCGTCTTTCTATGGATAAAATCTATGTAGATTATTATAAGAAAGACGACTGGGAAGACTGGGGGACTCCTTTCCTCTATGGAGTACTAGAAGACGTGATGCTGAAAGAAAAAATGCGGCTAGCAGATATGGCCGCATTAGACGGGGTTATCAATGTTATTCGTTTATGGAAACTTGGCAAGTCAGATCAGCAGATTTTACCTACCTCGGCGGCTGTGGATAAATTGATTGGTATTCTTCAGAACAATGTCGGTGGCGGTGTTATGGATTTGGTCTGGGACGATATGATTGACCTTCAAGTAGAATATCCTCCTACAGATAAAATCCTTGGAGAAAAGAAATATATCGGCGTTAATGCAGATATCGTGAGAGGGCTAGGTATACCAGACTCACTCATCGGCGGTCAAGACCTTGGTACTAGAAATGCTCAGTCTGCCTTCGTACAACTCAAGACATTGGTAGAAAGACTTGAATATGTGAGGGGAAGAGCAATCAGGTGGATGGAAGGAGAACTCAAATTGGTCGCCAAGGCAATGGGGTTTAAGAAAATTCCAGCCATCAATTTTGGTATCATGTCTCTTAGAGACGAGGCGGCAGAAAAGCAACTTATGATACAACTTCTTGATAGAGGCATCATCTCAGCAGAGAAGGCTTCTGAAACTTTTGGGACGAACTATATGATAGAACTAGAACGACTTAAAAGCGAGCAAGATATCAGAAATGGCAGTCCTGGTCTTTTAGAAAAGGCTGGACCTTATTATCGTCCAATTTCTGTTATGGAAAAACAATCAGAACTTGCAATAGAACTAGAAAGGGTAAAACAAAATCTCTCCAGTGGCCCAAGTTCGCAAGACGGCAATGGTGGTGGATCGAATCCTATAGGAGACCAACCAAAGAATGACGGGAACAATCCCTCTGGAAGACCACCTTCGACGAAAGATACAAATCCAAGAGACACAAGAACGTCCAAGACCTTGTCTGTCTTGCATGTTGTAGCAGATAATTTTATGTCTAAGATTGACAATTTGTTTGATGTTGCATATTTGAATCAAAATAATGCGAAAAACATAAGATCGTTGACAAAAGGCCAGAAAACCGAATTGGAAGGTATTAAGAGAAGCGTGATGTCTACTCTTAGAATTGGTGATACAGTAGATATGGATATTATCAAGGACAAGATCGTGAATGACAAAACCTCTGCCAAGAAAATGAACAATATTTTCAATCAACTTTTGGACGATTTTACTAAGTCGACTAATCAATTACCAACGACGAGAGATAGACGTATTTTGACAAATTTGGCATGGATTTATCTTGTGAGCTAGGTGGTACGTTATGAATTTTGATGAATTTTTTCAGGTTTTAGGTTCGTACGGAGACAGAAGTTTCCCAGATGCAGCTTTCATCGTAGAGGTAGGCGCAGAAAAAGACAAGAATGGAAAGACGTTACAAAAGTATAGACATTTACCACATCACACTAAAAACGCAAAGTCTCCAACAGAAAATTCTAGCGTAGATATACCTCACCTCAGAAATGCGCTTGCTAGAGTTGGGCAAGTTAGTCCGGTCAAAGAAGGTTCGCAGAAGTTTAGAAAAAGAGCCCTGTCACACTTGCAGGCCCACGCAAGAAAACTCCTAGATACGTATAAATCGAAAGCATCTTTGTCTCCAGAAGAGAAGGATTTTATTGTTTTTTACAAATCTTTTGAGGAAAAATAAATGACACATTTTGATTTTGATCGTTGTGACAAATATATGTATTTTGCGTCTAATTTTTTACCAGATAATCCTGTAATAGTAGAGGTTGGTTCTATTCATGGGGCTCATGGTGTTAAGTTGTGGAATAGATTTAATGGACGCCTTAAGATGATTGCATATGAGGCTGGTTCTAAGAACTACAACACGCTCGTAGACGGCGTAAAGAAATCGTGCTTACCTATTATTACTCATAATGCTGCTGTGTCTGGTAAAGATGGTTTTGTAGACTTCTTTGAATTTCAAGAAATTTCCTCTAACAGTATCTTTCCCCGGCATAAGACAGAGGGAAGAAACTTGGCTGCGATCAATCGTATCAAGTCTGTCAGTCTTAAGACTATTATGGCAGATAATGATTGCGATAAAATAGATTTGCTATTTCTTAACTGCGAAGGTGCAGAATTAAGTATTCTCTCTGGGGTTTTAGAGGATTCAAATTTAAGAGACAAAATGAATCAACTTTGTGTATCTTTTCACGGGGGTAGAGTATATCCACAGCAAGATACATTGGATATGGTAAATAGAATGTCAGAATTTTTTTGGGTTGTTGAAGAAGAAAATGATTGGCCGTGTCATCTTTTCATCAAGAAGACACCAAAATAACTGGAGGTTTTTATGGCTACTGTAAATGTATCGCTGGACACCAAAACAAGACAGATGGTCCTCGTCGTAGATGGCATGATTGTCCCATTCAAAAATATGAATATGGGGAAATATGTGAATTACGACGGAGTAGAAGAAGCGTATTTTGAGTATACGACAGAGGTCAAGAATTCAGAAGGTTTCGTAGAAAACAGAAGATTTTATCTTCCTTCTATCGAGACTGGAGACTCAGTGTCTAATGCGAAGATTGACGAAAGGGGCCTTGCTTCTGCTAGTGTTAGAAATGACACAAAAGTTGCTGCTGACATGATTACATTCTTTAAGAATCGTCATAAATAGATATATATCCTGTAATATATTTAATTATCTCTCTAACTATATGGGTTAAAAAATTCATTTACACATGAAAGGTCTTTTATTATGTTGCTTTTCTCGTACTTTAGATTAATCATTGTGTATAACAAACTGATGGAGGTATACTGTGCATATATATAAGGCAGAAAAAGAAGCCGGTATAGATTTCCAGACCAATAAGTCTGGTAGTTCTGCTGCTTTAATTACTTCTAAAGCTCAGGTGTGCAATTTAGACAAATATGTCGGAGATATTTGCATAGACTCTTTGCTGTCGTCAAAATCAACCATAAACAACATAGAAGAGCTAATAGGACAAGATCAACCCGATCTAGCTCTTGTGGTCTCAATACTTGTTAGTACTGGATGGAATGATAATGACGATTTTTTTGCTCCAGCAGAAGTTTGGAAAGCCAAGACAACTCCGATACACAAGCCAATGAACGACGGCCATAAAGCCAATAAAATTCTGGGACATATTGTTAAGTCACGAGTATTAGATAAAGACGGTAATGAGATCGATTCATCTGCCCCAGAAATCTCTGTTGATGAATTTGACATAGAAGTTGCTGGAGTCTTATATAGGGCATTTCCAGAAATATCCGACAGAATAGAAGAAATCATTTCTAAGGCGAATACTGGAGAAATGTTCGTTTCTATGGAAGCGTGGTTTCCTGATTTTGCTTATGCAGTTTTGGACGAAAAGACTGGTCAGACAAAATTCATCGAAAGAACAGAAGCAACGGCGTTTTTGACGAAACACCTTAGAGCGTATGGCGGAAGTGGAAATTATCAAAATTACAAACTAGGAAGAGTTCTTAAGAATATAATTTTTGGTGGTTTGGGATTTACTGATCAACCAGCAAATCCAGAATCAGTGATAAAGGTAGCAGCAACTAAAAAGTTGACTACTGAAGAATTTGTGGGTGCTGAGTTATCCGAAATAACGGAAGGAGGTGTAGAGGAAATGGACGAGAATCAAGTAAAAGAACTTCAAACTCAATTGGAGGCTGTTAAGGCTGATTTGAAGGTAAAAGAACAGGAGGTGTCCGATCTACAAAGTGAGGCCAAGGAAGCAAAAGAAAAGGATTATGAAGGAAAGATTTCTACCTTGGAGGCCGATATCGAAACTTTGAAAAAGACTGGGGCCGAAGCAGATGAGAAGATTAAAGCTCTCGAAAGTTCTAATAGTGATCTTCAGACTAAACTCGACGAAGCTACTGTGAGAGCAGATAAGAGCGAGGCTGAATTGACGGAGATTCAAAAGAAGGAGATGGCCAAGAGTCGTTTGGCGAAATTGACTGAAGTTAAGAGCATTGAGGACGAAGAGTCTACTTTGGCAGAACTTAAAGAAATGTCAGAAGAGACCTTTGCTGTCGTGCTGAAGTATGCTGGCCAAAAAGTTTCAGATGAAACCGATGAGAAAGAGATCGACAAGTCTAAATCGGAAGAACAGGAACTGAACCAGGCGGAAGCTGCTCTAGACAATGCCGAAGAAGATGGTAGTGATCCAGACTTTAATGCGGACGGAGCAAAAGAAACCGAAGCCGATAAGTGGCTCGGAATGGCTATCGCTATGTGCGATAAAAACCCAGAAGACGTATAGAAAAGAAAGATAAAGGAGGTGAATAGGGATGGCTTTAAAACCAGATCGTGAATATAACGAAACGACCGATATTACGAATTTTTGGACTACCGCTGCCGCTGAAAAAGGTGGTTGCGCCAGTGTCGTAACTCAAGGTTCTGGAGCGGCAATTGGTGTTAATATCACCGATGAGCCAAACGTGGTTGGATATGTTGCCAATCCTTCTGGCGCTATAGCTAAGGGGATTTTGGTTCAGACTGTTTCGGCAGCTTTGAGCGCAACGAGAGATTTCGTTAACTACGAGAACCAAGAAATTAGACCAGGTGATAAGTGTACCCTAATTAAGAGGGGTTTTGTTGTAACGGATATGATTCCAACAGGCGTATCACCAACTGCTGGTGCGGCTGCATATCTCGCTGCAAGTGGTATGATTAGTTCTACGCAAGCAACTGGTGCTCCACAGATTGGTCGTTTTGAGACCACAAAGGATGCAAATGGGTTTGCTAGAGTATCTATTGATATAGGATAAGGAGGTGAAGAAGAATGAAGCGTAAAATTGTAAAACCAACAGCAGAACAAGTTGAATTATTGAAAAGAACAGGGTCTCAGAATAAAGCTGAAGCTATCGAAGCCATGCATTCACTGGCTCAGGCATTGCAGGTTCCACTGCGATCGGCTCTACTCGACGGAGACATTCTAAGCGGCATCTTCGCACCTGAAGTTCTGGACCCAAGTGCAACTGCGGAATATCCTTTGGATTTCTATCAGACCGCGCAAGAAAGTGATTACGTCGCTTATATGATTCCGAACGAAGGGGCTTTGCCGCTGAGAACGGTCGTTGGGGACGCTGTCACAGTACAGACTTTTGATGTCGGTAATGCTATCGACTGGCCTCTGAAGTATGCTCAGCAGGCTAGATGGAATATCGTTGCAAGGGCTATGGAAGTTCTTGAAGCCGGTTTCGTCAAAAAGATGAATACCGATGGATGGAGAGTCATTATAGCTGCTGGTGCTGGACGTACAGATTATAGCGGAGGTGCGCCTTTGGTATACGATACGGCCGCTACGGCGGGTCAATTCACGAAGAGACTTGTTTCTCTTATGAAGACGACCATGGTTCGTTTGTCGGGTGGAAACAGTGCTACTCCAAATCGTGGTCGGTTGACAGACCTGTTTATCAGCCACGAAGCTCTCGAAGATATTCGTGAGTGGGATTCTGACGAAGTTGATGACTTCACTCGTAGAGAAATCTTCCAGGCAAGCGAAGATGGTGGTCCAATGGCCGGTATCTACGGCGTAAGACTGCATCCTCTCGATGAGCTTGGTGTCGGTCAGGAATTCCAGACGTACTTCGATACGCTTGGACTTTCTATGGGAACTAACGACGAAGAAATCGTTGTTGGTCTCGATCTGTCTCACTCAGATTCGTTCGTTATGCCTGTCAAGAGACAACTGGCTATCTTTGAAGACGACACTCTTCATCGTAGGCAGCGTGCAGGATTTTATGGTTGGCAGGAACATGGCTTTGCGGCGCTCGATGGTCGCAGGGTTCTTCTTGGAAGTTTCTAGTATAAAACAAAATATCACTTTAAGAGCGGTAGTTTATACTATCGCTCTTTTTTTATGCGCACACTGTTTTATGGATACAATACTGTACAATATATCTTACTGTCTCGAACCATGTATTAATAACTAATGGTGTATAATTCTTCGGTGAAAGGTCTTTTAATATGAATTTGTCTGATATAGAGCTAGCTGAAAGATATTCTCTTGGAGAAAGTTGCGCTAATCTTGCGACTCTTTGCGAATGTAGCGAGACGAAGATATATTATAGATTGAAGAAATTGGGAATAAAGATCAGAAATCGATCAGAAGCAAATCAAATTTTTCCAGATTCTGTATTTGTAATTCTGTACAATCTCGGACTCTCATCTTCTCAAACTGGAGAACTCTTGGGAGTTGATCCTTCTACTGTGACAAAGAGATTGCATAAGCTTAGATTCCCTTTGCGGTCTCGCAATGTGGCTCGTAGGATTAGATATACCGATAAAGAATTTCGTGAACATTTTATGGCTCCTGGTGTCATTGAAAGCATTATGGAGATGGCTAGTTAATTTTATAGGGGGTTAAAGTGGCTTTAATAGGACAATCTATAGCTGAATTTGATTTTTTCCCAGATTCACCGCCTGCAATTGTTGGAGAATTAGTTACTGGGGGAACGGTCAATATAGAACTTTGGGAAAGTGGAAGTCCGGTTTCTATATCTTCTAGTGGTTGTAGCGAGATAGGTTCTACTGGCAGATATAGCTGGTCTACAAGTGGCATACCAGTTTTAACAGCAAGTAGGCAACAATTCCACTGGAGAATGTCGGACGGTTCCAATACCGATGAAGGTGATTTTGTGTTAATTTCTCACGAGAATAGAGATGGCGGTATGCCATCCCTAAACGACAAGTCTTCATATATCATAAAGAACTAGGAGGCATTATGGCTGCACAAGATTTGTCGATCAAGATCATACATAGGCTAACTCAAACTTCTGACTACAATCCAGAATTAGTAGAAGAATTTGTCAACTCGGCTTCCGGGGTTAATATTCAGGTTTGGGATATTACTAATGCACAGAATAATCTAATTGCAGTTTCAAACAGTGGTTGCTATCAGATAGGCGATACCAATCAGTGGGGCTGGTCAGTTGAAAACTTACAGTTTGATACAATGAAAAAGAAACAACACTACTTTTTTCGAATGATTTCTAATGTTGGAGAGACACAAGATGGAGAATTCTTGATCAGCGTACCAGAAGACGGTATTCAATCTCATTCTGATTAGGGGGAAAAGATGGCTTGGACGACAGACTTGGTGCTTATGACTAGAATTTTGATAAGCGATGTTACTGCTCCACAGACTTACAGTGATCAATACTTACAACAACTGGTTATTCTAGCTGGAATTCAGGTGGATTCAGAATTTACTTTTCCTTATACCTACACGTATGATATTAGTGCTATCACAATATCTCCAGACCCAGTAACTAGTAATGATTCTAGTTTTATGGCGCTGATTCCTTTAAAGGCGGCTTGTATTTTGACTCAGGGTGAATTCAAGCAATCTCTTGGACAAGGTATCAAGGTTAGAGATGGAGATAGTGCCATTGATACTAGCGTGAGTTTTCGTGGATATAGAGATATCTTAGAACTTGGCCCGTGTAAGTCTTATGAAAAACTAAAGTGGTCTCTCATTGCTGCTGGTTCAAGCGGTGCTGGCGTGGGCAAAGCAGTTCTTGGGCCATATAGGTCTCCAAACGCAAATTATTCTGATGCAATATCGTGGTATTACAATCAATTCCGTACTGACATTGGTGTTAGAAGAGATAGATTTTAAGGGAGAGGCTTCATATGTCTACGTCCGGAATACTAAGGTCAGACAATATTGTCTTTTATCATCCACTAGATGATTTTACAGAATATACACAACCACAAACATGGGATGGTAGTGGAACATTTATTCCTGCAAGAATAGATTCTGGTGTTTCCGCACTTTCTAAGTCTATTCTTTGGGGCACTCCCGTGTCTATAGATTCAGGAATGAATATAGGTCGAGGCGGTGCTTTATGTACTATAGACAGTAATACTGCTGTTCTTGTTGGTGTTGTCAATCCGTTCGGATCAACGCCAGTAACAGCCAAAGTAATTACTGTTTCTGGAACATCGGTTACTGTAGGCTCTGGATATACTGTCGGTTCTTCAAATGGAAGTTTTCAATTACCAAGATGCGCAACATTTGATACGGATAAGATAGTTATATTTTGGCGAAATAGCAACAACCTAAATGCTGTTGTCGGAACTGTTTCCGGTACATCAATCTCGTTTGGGACTCCTGTTGTTGGGCCGACGTATGGTCATTCCAACGGGAATATTATTTCCTTAAATAGTGTTAGTGGTATTATTACATATGAGAGATTTAGTCCGACTTACTCAATGATGGCAGTTCCAATAACTGTTTCTGGCACAACTTTGTCTTTCGGAACAGAAACACAATTGGCAGATACTACTGGTGATAGTGGTGGAGCATTTGCTTCTAAGCTAAATAATTCACAGGCTGTTTTGTCGTGGGATGAAGCAGATGGCTATTCTAGAACGGCGATAGCAACAGTTTCTGGAACAGATTTGACATTGGGGCCAAAAACTGTAATAACAGATTCTGTTGAAGGTTTTGCTGGACAAACACAAGTCTTAGTTTTAGATAGTGATAAAGTAGTTTATGGGTACAGCAGAACTACCCTTGGATTCAACACCAGAATAGGTAGCATATCTGGAACTACCATATCTATGGATGGAGAAACCCAACTAACAGCCGGGGTAACACTTGGTGGGCTTGGGTATCTTAGCGCATCTGGTTTCGTTGCTGGATATACATACAGTACTGTCGGTAGACGGGCACAGGTTGTAGAAGTGCAAGGAACAGATATTTTCGGCGGAACAGAAACAACCACAACATATGCCGGTTCAACTGGCGGTTCAATGACGATGCTGGATGATACGAAACTATTACACGCAACAGATAATGGAGACATAGCGGCTGGTCAATTAATTCAACTGGTCGATATTCTAGCTAGTACGCCAAATGATTATCCAAACGCATCTGGAGCAGATAGATTAACAGTTCTTCTATGGGAACAGAATTTAACGAACCATATCTCCGAAGTAACTATTCAAAGAGATTATCTGATAGGAATGACTTCTGGATATATTTATCTTGGAGATGCGTATTGGTCTGGCTCAAGTTTAACGGATGAAATAGCTCTTGCCAACAACGACTATCAACATTTATTTATAGCAGATTTTGAACATGTAGCTTCTGGGATATGGAATCTAAGTACTTCCATAGATGGTTCTGGATGGGTTAACCATGGAAATCAAACATCTGGCGTACAAACAATAGTATCTGGAACCGCTGATCCAAGATTTATGGTTCAAAGAGGTAATCCAGAGCAATGGTTTGATGAACTCGCCTTGTGGGCAGGCGACAAATCTACCTTTACTCAATTTACAGACACAGAACTTCAAAAGGTATATGACCTTGGAATTATATTCTCTCAAACATTGCCTAAATATGATTCAACTACATATATGACATTATATATGCATGGGCCAGAACCAGCTTCTGGATCGTCTAATTTATACATAAATGGACATGGACTATTCCCTGGATCGGGAGACCTGTATATGTTCAGTTCTACTATCTATTCCGGGACAAAAGACCTGTATGTTAATGGTTCTCCCCCACAAAGTACTGGCACAACAGACTTGTACGTTTCTGGTTCTGGCGTTGCTTCTAGTGGGAGTGGTGTCGGCAGGCCACTTGATTGGTTTATTAGATATCCAGATTATAATCCACAACTACTAGGAGTATTTGATCTACCGGCTAGTTCTGTGAATATTAACGTGTGGGACATAACAAATGGACAAAATATAAAACTGTCCATATCTAATAGTGGATGTTACCATATAGGAGATACTGGTAGGTGGGGATGGTCTACCATCTACTTGTCGTCAAATACAACAAATACAAGACAATATTTGTATTCAATGGAATCTAATGTCGGAGAAACTTTCACTGGACAATTCTTCCTTGATGTACCAGAAGGGAACAAATGGATTCATCCAAATAACCGTTCGGACTATCTTGTGTAGTGAAAGGTTGAAACATGTCATTAGCTTACTACACAGAAAAATTTCAAAGCTGGACAGCTAGTAGTCCTGGTGTTTGGGAACAGAAGGATTTATCTGCATATTTACCTTCTTCGGGAGATATTACGGCAGAAATCTTAATAGCAAACAGTAACACAGTAGATGCAACATATCCCGTTGGTGTCAGACAACTTGGTACATCTACTCCAAGGCTTGTCAATTTATTCAAATCAGAAAATGCTAGCGCATATAATTGTGTTACTATGCATTCTAATGTTGTCAGTGGAAAAGTTGAATCTCAACTTCCTACAGGATGCACTGCATATCTCTTAGGTTATTGGACTGGCGCACAATATGTAGAAAAATTTTATAATCCATCAATTTCTACTAATTTTAATACTTGGGCCAATTTAGATTTGAGCGCTGGTGTTGGCAGTGGAGCACCAATAGTAGAAGTCATTTGTGGTAGGCGAGAATCTGGTAGATATATCGGTGTTCGTTCTGTTGGCAATACAGCAGATAGACGCATAAAAATACATCAGGGTGGAGGACTTTCTAATAAATACAGTTTTTTCCAGTCTTTTGTTAAGTCTAGCGGAACTACATCAACAATAGAAAGATATGTTCAGTCTTATACCAGTATTAGGGTTCCCATAATAGTAACTATTGGTTATTGGTCTACGCCCCCTGGGGATTATATAGATAGTTTCGATGAACATATATATGATACTAACAACCCTTCTATTTGGAAAAAAGCTTTAGTCTCAGGTTTATCTTCCGGAAACGTAGCGTCGTTCGGGTGTTTTAACAATGACGCCTCCAATAGTGTAATACTTGGTATGAGAGAATCTGGTAGTGTTTTATCTAGAAATCTAACTTTGTGTGACGCTGTGGCGTCTGGCAATAGCGTAGCCGCTAATTTTCATACAAATATTTTGAGCGGGGCAGAATTTGTCAGTGATACGACAGACACTATTCAATATGATTTTACTCTTCTAGGGCATTGGGAAAATCTTATAGGACAAATTCATCCGTTAAATGATAATTGTGCTCTGTATACAAACGGAATGAATAATAGTTCTGGTCAGTTAAATTTGTATATGAATGGTTCTCTCGGAACCTTGGTTGATACAAGTGCGGATTTTTATATTTTGGGACACAGGTCTACACACACACAAAACTTGTACTATTCCGAAGATGCATCGAAGACACTTTTCAGGTCTGATTTACAGGGTGGAAATTCTACGGGAATAATTACAGAGGCCTCTGGGGCACCACGAAGCATATCTTACGATCATACAACTGAAAAAATTTATGCTACTTTTTCTAATCTAATAGATAATACCATAATTAAAAGCCTTAATCCCGATGGATCAAATACCGATCTTCTATATATATCAGGTTCAGTTCAAGCATTTGGAATAGCTCTACACGTAGAAAGTGGATATATTTATTTCACAAATATAGCCAAGGGGCATGTCGAGAGAATGGGCATAGAAATGCCGAGTGGAGAAACTGCCTACAACAGGACAGACATAGAGAATATAGTTGACTTCTTAAGTACCCCATTGGAAATAAAAATAGACCAAGTTAATGACAAACTTTATTACGTCGATGGAATAAGTCCGAATTGTAAAATTAATAGATGCGATCTTGATGGGTCCAATTTAGAAACCGTAGTCACGTCTGATAACCCGTCTCAATCCATTGGCGGAATAGCACTGGATATATTAGAAAATAAAATATATTTTGGAGTTTATGGAATCGATCCAAGGATAATGGTCGCAAACATAGACGGAACAAACAAAGAAATAGTTTATAGTGGTTTCGTGGATGTAGGACGACAACCTCTTTATTTAAGTATAGATTACTTACGAAGCCAATTGTATTGGGGTGAAAGAATAGGTCATTTGGTAGAAAAGATAGACCTTGATGGCAGTAACCACGAGATAGTTATTACTGGATCGTTTACGAACAATCGTATAGCACAAGTTTTGCCAGAGATAAAACCGACAGACATGTTTATACATGGACATCAGTCTTCGTCCGTTTCTGGCAATCTTTATCTGTATGGCAACGAACAAATTTCTTCTTCCATAGATTTAATAATAGACGGAATAGATATTAGCGTTGACAATATTGATCTCTATGTAAAAGGTTATACGGCAGAAAATGATCAAATAAATTTGTATATAGACGGCCATGAATCTGTTTTAAGTAATACAAATTTATATATATTAGGTGACGATTTTGCCTCTGTATCTGGCGGTCATTTATTCGTTCATGGTTTTGATACGGGGACATCTGGATTAAATCTATATATAGATGGTATTAATAGGTCTCTGTCTAGCATGGAATTATTTACACAAGCTTATGACATAATAAATATTTCTATCGATTTATATATTCATGCATTCAGTAAACTATCAGGATTTGTAAATTTATTAACAAAAGGTTCAGATAGCAAGACTAATGAATGTAGTCTGTTTGTCTATGGAATAGACAGTGTCGCAAACCCAGGACAAAATCTTTATATTAATGGTAGTATTATATCAAATTCACAAAATGACCTGTATCTATATGGGAAGAAACTTCATTCTGTGTCTGGCGATTTGTATACCCATGGAATATCTATTGAATCTGAGACTATAGATGCTTTCATAACCGGACCAAGTGGAAATATTAATTCTTGTACATTAATTTTGTCTGGATTTGATGTAATAACTTCTCTTGTTCCAAATTTATACATACATGGTGTTGAAAGCAAAAATGACAACATTAATCTCTTTTTACTTAATTCTGGCCAGATTATTTCTATGTCTGGAAATACGTCTTTTCTTATTAATGGATATGTTGCTAAAACTCTGGTGTCCTGTCCAACGCTAGACGCAACAGCATCCATACAGATAGGCGACGAATTAATAGAAATATATCAATCTAGGATAGATGCGCTTATTAATCAGATAGGTAAAAATGTCTACCTTGAATTTTCACCAATAATCGATCCTTGTCCCAACTGTACATATGACACTTTTAGAAAACGATCAACTGGAATATATATACCTGGTGGCCCAAGACCATTCGAAAGAGGAAGAAGATGTCCGTACTGCAAAGGTGAAGGATTTTTAGAAACAGAAGTCAATAAATGTATCAAGGCTTTAATCAAATGGGGTGTTTCTGCTAATCAAAATTTTGGGTTGTCTCTTTCTGAAAGAAAAGGTGTTGTAAGATTAAAAACTCTCTTAACAGATGCGGACGATATAGCCAGAGCAAAAACGGCGATAGTTAATCACGACATTGTCGATCAAATGAAATTACGGGTTAAATTAATTCGTGGTCCTATACCTGCTGGCTTAAGAGAAGATAGGTATGCTCTAAGTTTTTGGAAGTTGGTGTAATATGGGAATAGCATACTACGAAGAATCATTTACTACTTGGCCAGCTACAGACCCAAGCGGTTGGACCACCAAAGATTTATCTGCGTATCTTCCGACATACGATGATATTACGGCAGAAATAGTCATAGCAAACTCAAATACTGCCGTTGGTAGTTATAGTGTTGGGGTTAGAACCAATGGGTCAACCTTAGACAGAAGATTCAATCTTGTTCCGGCATTATCTAACGGAGGCGCTAATTGCGCCACAATGCATGTTCAGGTTACGAGCGGTGCCATAGAATATTATGGACCATCCGGGGTCGATTTTTACCTAGTAGGATTTTGGGCCGGTCCCAAGTATGTAGAGTTAGATACCAGACTTTCTCCTAGCGGGACAAATTCTTGGCTTACAATGAATCTGTCGGATGGCGGTGTTCCTAGTGGTGCATTGACAGAAATAATGTGTGCCCAGGGATGGGGTGGTCTGTTGATGGGTAATCGATCTATCGGTAATACGATAGATAGACGTATCCGCATGGAAATAGGCAGTGATTCTTTCGAGAGATACAATACTTGGACATCCTTTGTTCAGAGTAGCGGCTATAATGCTGCGATAGAACACTATGTTCAAACATACATTTTGAACAATAAATTTTATATATTAGGATACTGGGAAGTTCCTCCCGGAGATTTTACTGATGTCTTTCAATTGGACGAAGGAAATCCAACCTCTAACAATACATGGGAGGGCGTAGACATTTCCGGTATTCCGTCTGGAGCAGTTTGCTCTTTTGTTATGACAAATAGCGACATATCGACAAGTCGTGTATTAGGCATTCGGGAATCAGGAACATCTCTTGAAAGAAAAATAGACATAAGATTTGCCAATAATGCAACATATAAACTCGCTTGTTGTATGCATGTCATATCTAATTCTCCGATAGAAGCATTTTCAGAGGCAGCTACTGGTGTTAACGATGATTTCACACTAGCTGGATATTGGGATAATTTTGCTACCGTTCCATTACAAACTACTGTGTTTGATAATGCCGATCTGTTTATTGAAGGCATGTCTATCGGGATATCACAACAGGTTGACCTATATATGGACGGACTTGGGTCTAGTTCTGGCATAGTCAATCTTTTCACAATAAGTCATGATACAAATAATGATAATATTAATGCTTATGTTTCTGGATCAGTTCCAGCAGTATCTTCAAATATGAACATGTTCGTTTCTGGCCTTGGATTATTTTCTGACACTCTTAATTTGTTTGTAAATGGAGACATAATCAGGGCGAATAATATTGATTTATATCTTGATGGATTTAGTTCTAGTTCTGGCCTTACGAATATTTTTATAGAAGGTTCTGAGACACTAAACGACAGTCTTTCTATGTATGTGTCCGGATCAGTCAATATGTCGTCTGGTGACTTGAACCTGTATTTATGCGGAGGTTCCTTTGCGTTTGCGTCTGAAAATCTGTTTATAAGTGGTCCATTCTCCACTTCTGTATCTGGAACTTGTGACTTAATCGTTAATGGGATAGTTCCGATTCCAGGAGTCTCTTGTCCAATTTTAGACTCCACCGCTTCAATACAAATAAAATCTAGTTTAATACAAATCTATCAGTCTAGAATAGATGCACTCATTAACCAGCTTGGGAAAAATGTTTATCTTGAATTTGATCCAATAATAGAACCTTGTCCAAATTGTGAATTTGATACAATTAGACACAGATCAAAAGGTATATATATAGTTGGTGGTCCTGTTCCTTTTGAGAGAGGAAGAAGGTGTCCTTACTGTAAAGGAAATGGTTTGTTGGAAACTCCTGTAAATAAGTGTATAAAATGTTTGCTTAAGTGGAACCCTAGAGATGCTGAAAATCATGGAATATCTCTGTCCCAAGGGAAGGGTATCGTTCGTCTGAAAACGTATCTAACAAACGCAGACGATTTATCTAGAGCAAGAACGGCATTAGTTAATCATGATATTGTGGATCAAATGAAATTAAAAGTTAAGCTATTGGAAGGCCCTATTCCCGTAGGGTTAAGAGAAGACAGATATTGTATAAGTTTTTGGGAATTGTTATAATGACAAACTTTGGACTCGGATTAGATTTACCATCAAATTTTGATCGCCAATTAAAAAAGGGGATTAAGCAAGAGGGGTCTAAGAAATTTGCCTCAAGAGTTTTTGCAAAAGCTTCTATTATTTCTAAGGACATAGGTAATTTGTTGGTATATAAATTTGAATCTAGTATAGTAGCCAAAGCTCTTAGGGGACATAGTGCGACAGACCTTCCCGCACATCTTGGGTTATCTGATGCATTAGCTAACGCTTTCGTTGATGGTATGGCTGAACTGATCAGGTCTTCTGTTAAATTGTCTGCCCATTCCATTAATGGTCAAGTTGTTATAAACATTAAAGCCGTTGAAGACAACTGGGCGCAATATCTTAGTTTACCTGGCGCTGAATATATTTCTCAGAAATCCGGCATAGTCATTCCTGTTGCAAAATGGTTGCTAATTGATCCTAATATAGATATAGGACAAGCATCATATGATATAGTTTTTCTGGGTGAGTCAACGAAATTTGACGCAAGAATCAGAAAAGTATCTAGAAGTGGGAGAGCTATTATGGTAGATTTAGAAACGCTTGGCGGAAGTGGAGGGTATGTTCTTCCTAATATCATATCCGGCCAAACCGGAGAGAATTTTATAGAATACACACTTCGACAGCCAAGAGTATCAAGCGAAGCTGTTCAGTTTTTACTTAAGAGGGTGAAATAATGGCTATAAATTTTAAAGGCACAAATATTGGTGGTTTCGGAGGTTATGAATTAACAGATCAGCTTCTATACAACCTAAAATGGTTTTTAGACTGGGGCTTAGCCAATAGAGGTGCATTTGGCATATATGAATATGATTCCGAAAGTTATTTCGATGACGACGAATCCAGACTACATCCGGTGATAGATGAAAGATACACCTACGGACAGGTGTGGGAAGGAGCAGGACGTGAATGGGTCTGGGAAAGTGGCGTCACCCTTGGGAGCGGAACTGCTGATCCATTCCGTGTTTCCGGTGTTTATGTCGGAGGAAGCTTCGTACCGATATCTGATACGGGAATTTACAGACATCATATAGATTATCTGAATGGTAGAGTAATCTTTGACGAGCCACAAAATGACTCTGAAGATATCAGAGCGGAATACAGTAGACGATCTGTTCACGTTAGTTTTGCAGACAATAAAGACTTTAGGAGATTAATGCTGGAAGCCGTAGAAGAATTCTTGTCAGATAATTCTCCGTCTGGCACTCCCGCCAGAGAACATCAGATTTGGTTGCCGAGTATCTTTATCGAAATTAGGAAAGGGAGTCAGAGAGGGTTACAGCTTGGTGGTGGACAAACTAAGATAAAGGATGTTGTTTTTCATATTTTCGCAGACAATCCACAAGACAGGAATCTTTTGATGGACTGGCTAGATTATCAGAGTAGGAGTACCTTCTGGATGGCAGACCTAAATACGATAACATTTCCTTTTGATCAATATGGAGACATAGTATCTGGAACGACTAATTGGCCAAACATGGTAGCATCTAACCCGTGGAAAAAATTACGAGTGATAGAAAGTAATTCAGAGACAATTAACTCTTTAAACTCTCAGTTGTTTAGGGCTAGAGTAACCTATAGGGTTGAGATAGATTTTGGTGGAATTTAATTGGTGTATAATATTGTGACAATGGACAGAATTGGACAGAAAAGATTTATATTGAAAGGTTAGTGATATAAATGGCTCAGAACCGTATATTTTATGCGATACAAGCACTAGGTTTTGCTCCGCATGAGCAATTATGCCCGTTGGATGCAGGCAATCTGCATACCGGATCGGGTACTCATCCGTCAGGCTTTATAACAGCCCATGGCGTTCAAAGTGTTGGACTCAACACGACTTTTAATCTAGAACAGATATTTGAATTGGGTCAATTAGAGCTTTACGAAAACATTGAAGGTATTCCCGACATAGAAGTAACCTTGCAAAAGGTTCTTGACGGATATCCTCTATTATATCATTTGGCTACACCGAATGCAACGTCCGCGACTCTTGTTGGACGATCTAATGAAAGATGTTATGCCGCTCTCAACATTTATCCAGATACCAACGATAATGCATCGGGAACCCCTTTGCAGTCTGTAGGCATGTCTGGTATGTACGTTTCTACTCTGACGTATACGCTGAACGTAGAAGGCAGTTCTACCGAAGATGTTACTCTTGTTGGTAACGATAAAGAGTGGATAGCCAGTGGGTTAAATCACTTCGCACCAAGTGTTTTTGATGGTTCCGACGAACCTCTATCTATTACTACGTCTGGTGGAGTAGCCCAGAGAGAGAATATTCTGATGGGTAGCGGAGTTTCTATGGGAAGCGACGGTACTATTACAGGGGTTAGCGGGAGTCTGTTCCCGGTTGCTATAGATGGCATAGATGCCAATGGACATAATCTTGATTCGGGTGACGGATCATTTAGTGCCCACCTTCAAACTATTACTATTAGCACGGACCTTGGCAGAGACGAATTATACGAACTCGGCCGTAGAGGCCCTTATCATAGATTTGTTTCATTCCCCGTTGAAGTTACTTGCGCGATAGACTCAACTTCTTCGGAAGGCGACTTAATTGATGCCTTGGCTGATCCGCCAGGAGGCACTAATTTGTCTAACGAGAAGATTTTTGTTTGGGTGGAAGAAGGTACTCGTATTAATCTTGGAGCAAAGAATAAGTTGGCTTCCGTGACCTACGGAGGCGGCGATGCAGGTGGAGGAAACGTGACAGTTACATATAATTATTCAAACTTTAATAGCTTAAAGGTCACTCACGTCCAAGACCCTGCTGGTTTGGCAACATAGAGATCATAATATAAGCAGATTATGAATCGGGGTAGTTTTCGGACTATCCCGATTTTTTTTATTTTCAACTAGAACCATCTTAGTCTTTTATCGTATAATCACAGTAAACGATTTGAATCACATGGGTAGAAGTATTTTAGTTAGTGGAAAGGCGACAGAATTAGGCAAGATTATTGCAAATATTATTCAGATCGAATGTTATGATTCGTCTTCTGATAATTTTTCTTGTAAAAAAATCGTGGACCCGCTAGAGTCAGAAAAGAAACGAATCGACGATAATCTTAGAAGTGTTTTTGGGTAAGGAGTGTGTATGAATATAACAAACACCCACCAATACTATGACAGAAGATGTAATCTACCATTCAACATATTTTTGTATTACCGAGACAAGCAAGGGTATCGTCTATCACACAATCTGCGTCTTTCTATAGAAGACACAATAAGATTAACTAAATTTTTAAATAAAGACGAAAAAATCTCTTCGGAAACAATCATGATAAAATCAGATAATATTTTGTATTATTTTTCGTGGGACACAAATTATAATTATGTATTAATTACCACCATACCGGCTGGTATTTCTGTTTATCACCAAAGAGATAGATTTGAGTTATATGGTTTAACGGCAAAAGAGTTGTGTCGTCTTTTGTTGGTAAATTTATCAATCGAGAATCTATATGAAAATACTACTGACGAAAATGCACAGACCAATTTTGCCGAAATGATAAAAAATAAAATGAACGACAATTTAAGGAGTGTTTTTGGATGAGAAAAATAGGTAGTTTCAAAACATCTCTTGGTCTTGTGACCATAGCTTTCGATACGAATGATTTAGTAGAACAAAAAATCAGAGGATTATGGTGCGAACGTAGAACATTTTTGTGTACCACCAAATTTGAATGGCTAGCAGGCAAGGAACATATTAAGTCCCTGTATGATGTAGGACTTTTCCACGAAGGCGAAATTGCCATCATAGCAGATGAAGACTTTTGGTTTACAATTGAGTTGCGAGATTCTTATCATGGATCACCAGAATATTTACTTAATTTTGATGGATAAGGTTTGGAAATTGTGTATAATATAGTAGACAACGAAAGCAAGCAGACGCCGAATTCGTTTAGTTGCGCCACCTTGCCGGAGTTCGTTACCTTAGTGACCTGGGGGCTATGAACTAGCCCCCTTTTTTCATGGAACCGGCATGAACAGAAAATGGTCCGTTATCATACCGTCTATTGTGTTCCTCGCATCAGTCTTCGATTTAATAGTTACACTCAAGGCCGAAAGAATATACGAACATTTCTATGAAGCTAATCCTGTCGTAAGATATGTATGGCAGGAATGTGGAGACGATGGAATTATAATATTTAAGATGACACTCACTTTGTTGTCCTGCTTTGCTTCTTGGTATGTTCTATTTTACAAGAATAATATTTGGCAAATTTTCGTTGCTATTTTTGATTTATCGATTTCTTTTACTCTCATTCTTTGGTGGATTATTTGGTTTTTTTTAAACACGCCTCTATAAGATTCGTATAATGATGTGTCGTCTATTATTGCGGAAGAACACAAAAGGAAAACTGAATGAAAAATGAAGTAAGTGACAGGTTTGTAGATTCTACGGCAGAAACAATAAAATTCGAAAAAGATATTCCGGCACGCTTATTGAAAGGTTGTACCTTTAGACATTATGGAATCAATGACCCATCGGGACTTTGTGATGGTGGAGATTATATTGATGAGGTGCAAATAAGGATAGACGACGACCATGGCAGTGTATATGTTAGTGTTAGGCCGAATGAACGCGGAGATTGGTGGTATCTTAAGTTGTCATGGGAAGATTTTGCTAAATGGTTTACTAATTGTGTCAAAAAACACAAGCTTTCTGTTAAGGTAGATTAAGTTGCACATCACAAGATTGGAGATATAAATGACAATAGAAGATGCTAAAAGAAAAGTAGACGAAATTATTAGGTCGAGTGGAACAACACATCCAAAGATTTCAGTAGTGCAATTGGCTGGTATAGTTAAATATCTTATAGGCGCACTAGATAGAATCAAAATGCCGAAAACGACTGTGCTTAGTACGCTTCCATATGACAAGGTTGAAATTGATCCACAAAATCAACTTAATAGAACTCCACCTTTGACCCCAGATAGAAAAAGATATTTTGATCAACCAAACAAGGATGGAAAAGAGGAAAATCCACTTCCTCCGATCCCACCGGAGACAGAATAATGTGTCAAATAAAAGAACATACGTGTGATGTCGTACGAATCAAACTTGAGAATCATCCAAATGCAGATGCGCTTAGCATAGTACATGTTAAAGATTTTCAATGTGTTGTAAAAACATCTGATTGGAAGGATGGGGAGTTGGCTGTGTACATCCCCCCAGACAGCGTTGTTCCGAACACAAAACCGTTCGATTTTCTCAACGGTAATACAAGGATCAAGGCGAGAAGACTTCGGGGGGAATGGTCTATGGGATTATTGGTCCCAGCCCCAGACGGAGCTAAGGTGGGCGACGATTACATGGAGTGGATGGGTATTACACACTACGATCCTCCGATTAAGAGCCATTTTTCTACTGGGGGAGATAACACAAATGCGCCACCAGGGTTTATCCCAAAATATGACGTTCTGAATTTTCGAAAATACGCGCAAGTATTTCAGGATGGAGAAGAAGTTGTCGTGACAGAAAAAATTCACGGAGCAAATACTAGATTTGTTTGTCACAACGATCAAATGTTCTGTGGATCAAGGAACAACTGGAAAAAAGAAGACCCTAATAATCTATGGTGGAAAGCTTTGAATCAAAATCCAGCGCTCGAAGCATGGCTAAGACGCAATCAGGATTATGTAGTTTACGGGGAGATTTTCGGGAATGTTCAAAGTCTAAAATATGGTGCTACAAATGGTCAAATATTTTTCGCTGTTTTTGATATCATGAAAAATAATCAATGGCTTGACTACGACGAAGCACACGAGATAGGTAAACCTTTGACTTGGGTTCCGTTGGTTTTTCGTGGTCCATTTAACAAAGAGCAAATACTTGAGTTTGCCGAAGGCGATAGCATCTGGCCAGAAGCCAATCATCATGCAGAAGGTGTTGTTGTAAAGCCTGTGAAAGAGAGAACAGAAAGAAAAATAGGCAGAGTTCAGTTGAAGGTAGTAGGGAATAGATATTTGAGCAAAAGTTAAAAGGAGAAAAAATGCCGTACATATCCTTAAAAGATAGACAAAAATACGACCAATATATTAATGAGATTGCAAATTCTTTGTTGAAGTCTGAGAATAATGATGTTTTAAGCGGAGCAATGAACTACATACTTTTCCGTCTTGCAAAAATCCTGTGCGATGTTGATTCTGGTGGTTCCAGGAGCTATGCTCGAATGGCCGTTGTGTCTTCTGCTATGTCGGAGGCTCAAGCAGAATTTAGGCGAAGGATTATGGCTCCGTATGAAGATGAAAAGATAGAACAAAACGGTGATGTTGTATGTTAATTTTTTTGGAGAAATCCAGCAAAAAAGATTATATTAGTTTGCCCCTGTCTTCTAGAGGCCTAGGATGCTGGTTTTTCATGCCGGTGACGCGAGTTCGAATCTCGCCAGGGGTATTTTGAAAGGGGAAAAATGATTAGGTTAGAATACAATGGTTGTGAGGTTAAGGTTAAATTTTATCATAAAACATTAAATGCATTAGAGGTTGAATGTGTGACTGGAATCTCTGTCGACAGTCCAAGGAGATGCACCTATGCTCAAATAGAGATTGGACACAACAAAAGAGTGTATCAGGGAATTGCCGTTTGCCATTCATTGGACAATTTCTGTAAGGCGACAGGAAGAAAAAAGGCCTTAGAAGATGCCATCTTTTCTCTTAATAAAGAATTGAGAAAAGTTGTCTGGGAAGCCTACGGACAACAAATAGGATTTTAGGAGACAGCTATGTCTTATACCTATTGTGTTTTTGGAGCAGGACGACAAGGTGTGGCTACGGTCTACGACCTAATAATCAACTGCGAGGCTAGCCGTGTCATATTGTGTGATCCAAACCAAAAGGTATTAGACGAAGCTAAGAATAGACTCGATGATCTTTTGCCAGAAAATAAATGTCCTATCGATACGTTTCAGGACGTATCATTAAAGGTTGATTTCAGTAGGGTGGACGTTATTCTTAGTTGCGCTACGTGGTCCGCGAATTTAGGCTTGGCTAGGTTCGCTGCGACATACAATGTTCCATACTGCGACCTGGGAGGAAATCCACATATCGTGACACGACAGGGATTGATAGATACTCACACAGCCATTGTTCCTGAGTGCGGATTATCTCCAGGTATCTCAAATATATTGGCTATGGGATTAGCCAAAGAAGGTTTCCACGAAATACAGATTAAGTGCGGCGGAATACCCGTAGGGACATCTAGGGGTAATGACCCCCTAGAATACAAGCTTACTTTTGATGTAATGGGTCTAATAAGTGAATATAGTGGCGTGGTCCCTACTATTCACGATGGACGAATAGTGAACAGAGATACTATATCTAGAATAGTCCCGTATATACGACCAGACGGATCGAAATATGAATGTTCATATACGTCGAACAACTCACTCGCTGTGGTACAGTCGTTGTTAAATGCTGGCGTAAATAATTATGAATACATGACAATAAGGTATCCAGGTCATTGGGATAAGGTAAAACAATGGAAAACTCTTGGATTCCTACAAGGAGACGATGAGTCAGACGCAACACTCGCAGATATTCTGAAACGTAGGCCTGGACTCAAATATAACAGAGACACAGACGAAGATAAAGTGATATTATCTATAGTAGGGAAAAATGGTAACGATTTTGTTTGTGGACTTTATGGATTTGATATAGTCGTGTATTCAGATTGGAAAACTAAATTTTCAGCCATGGAAATGATGACTTCCTGGGGGATAACCATGGTGGCTCATTTCATTGCTTCTAACCCGTCTTTGGTGCCAAAGAGATTTTGCACTCCAGAAAATTTTGTTCCATCAGAATTTATTATGAACGGTATTAAGAAAAGAACTGGAGACAAGTAAATATGAAGATTTTTATACTAGAAGACGACCCCAATAGAATGAAGACATTCAAGAAAGCCTTGTCTGGGCATTCAATAGACCATGCGACCAACTGCGAAGAGGGAAGAACAATAGTATCGTCGAACACCTACGATCTTATCTTCCTTGATCATGACCTGGGAGGGGAGCAGATGGTAGATTCTTCTCACGAGAATACTGGTTATCAATTGGCTAAATTCATGAAAGAGAACGGATACAACACCGAAGTCCCATGTATTGTTCATTCGTGTAATCCAGACGGGGCAGATAATATAGCATCCCTTTTGTGTCATGCTGTTAAAATCCCTTTCCCTTTTATAGATTTTATTAAAGTGTTATCGTATTTTGGGTAATGTGTATAATTGATAAGGTAGGAATATGGAAAAAGAAAAACCAGATCAGACTATTTTGGATTCAATCGGCAGTCCTAACGTATGGACCCCAGCAAAAGAAGATGCTTGGCATGAGCAGTTGAATAAATTGTCTTCTGGTGCCATATATCAAAGATTCCCACCATTGAAAAAGCCTGGGAATGTTCGCAGGCGTGGAAAATCTAGTGGATGGACATAGAAAGAGGTGCGAGATGCGATTTTTGAGTAAGTTGTCTTTTGTTGCGATTTTGTTTGTTGGAGCAGCTATTTTGTCTGGTTGCGATAAATCCAAGTTTTTGGATGTTAGTGTTGGGGATTCGGCCAGCGTTGTATGTGTGAGAGGCACTGATCTTTGCTGGAACGTGGAAGTCGGAAAAGACACTTTAAATTAAGGTGTAACAAATGACTGATTGGAACGAAGAATTGAAGAAGGCGAGCGAGAAGGCCATGGAGGGCACTTCCGCCATTATACGTAAGGATGGTCCATCAGATAAACCTTATTGTGTTTATAGTGAAACAACAGGAAAAAAGTTCGGTTGTTATCCCAGCAAAAAGAAAGCCCAAGAAAGACTCAATCAGATAAAAATGTTTAAACACATAAAGGGAGAAAACGCCAATGGTGAATGTGAAGGTTAGCTGAGCCATACCAGAGACATATTTTAGGGGGACTAAGGTGCAAGCGAACTACAGAGAATTAAAGGGTTATAAATATGAATTGGTAGAAGATTACAGAGTCGTTATTCCAATTTTTGGCATGAGTATCGACCACAGATTTATCCAACTACATCCTAGTGGCTTGCTAATTATTAAAAAAGAATATGCTTGGGATGGGCCAAGTGGGCCGACGATAGATACTCCAACATTCATGAGAGGTTCTTTGGTCCACGATGCGCTTTACCAATTAATTAGATCGGAAGCCTTAGACGTATCTTTTAGAGAACAGGCGGATAAGATACTTAGAGATATCTGTTTAGAAGATGGCATGAATAGTATAAGGGCTTGGTACGTGTATTGGTCTGTTAGACTGTTCGCTGCCAACTGCGCCAAACCAGGGACACAAAAGCCATATAAAGTTTATAGTGTGCCATCTAAAAAATAATAATATTAGGAGATTCAATGTGTCTAAAAGCAGTAGTTGGATTCAAACTTTTACAGGCAAACAATTTTTTCTAGAAACAGCAGAGACAATAGACATAGAAGATATAGCTCATTCCTTATCTATGACATGTAGGTTTAATGGTCATTGCACAAGATTTTATTCTGTAGCAGAACACTCCATACGTGTATCGGACATGTTGAGTGCCGATCTTGCTCTTTGGGGTCTTATACACGATGCGGCAGAAGCATATATCGGAGACATTCCTTCTCCGATCAAAAGAAATCTAATGTATTATGCGCCAAATGAATATAGTACCAGTATCAAGACTGTTGAAGCGAGAATAATGAGAAAAATTTCTGAAAAATTTGGTCTCAGATGGCCAATGCCAAAAGAGGTTACACATGCTGATTTAGTTATGTTGGCAACAGAAAAGCGAGACCTGATGAAACAAGAACCTGCTCCATGGCTACCTTTACCGGACCCACTAGAGGAAAGGATAGTAGTTACAATGTGTCCACAAGAAGCTAAAGAAAAATTTCTTAGATTATTCAGAAGTTTTAACAAGACATACAGATAATTAGCCTATGAACAAAACGTCAGTCGTAAATATACGCAGAAACGAATACGATATCTATATTGGAAGACCAAGAAAAGGTAGTATGGATGATGGATATTTTGGGAATCCATTTAGCATAACAAGCGATGGAGGTCGTAGCAACGCTATCGAATTGTTCAGATCATATTTTGTACAAAGAATCAATAACGATACAGAGTTTGCTACGAAAATAGAATCGTTGCGAGGTAAGACTCTTGGGTGCTTCTGTAAACCAAAGCTATGCCATGGAGACGTTATAGCGGATTATCTGGATAGAAAAATGAAGGTTGTTGTCTGCGGAAGTCGTAAATGGTTAAATATTGAAATTATTAAAAAGCGTTTGACAAAGCTATCTTGCAATGCTATAGTAATAGAAGGTGGATGCGAAGGTGCTGATTTAATGGCGAGAAACATCGCTTTAGATGTTGGTTTAGAAATTGTAGAATTTCCAGCAGCATGGAAAAAATATGGTAACTCAGCAGGACCGATAAGGAATATCAAAATGCTTGATACTAGACCAGAACTGGTGATAGCATTCCATAATGACATACAAAACTCCAAGGGCACCAAACATATAGTAGGAGAAGCTAGGAAAAGAGGAATACCGACAGAGGTCATACGGAGTATAATATAATATGAAAATTCTATTAGACATAGATGATACCGTCTTTATTCGTGGCGATCTTCATCCTTCTTGGTCTGATTTCGTGGAATTGGTAAAGAGAGAAGATTATCGTGTTGTTGTGTGGTCCTCTAACGAAGACGGCTTGGCTATAGCAAAACTTATGGGATTTGATTTTGTGTCTAAAAATGAATATGATTCACATCCATTAGCAAAGGTGTTAATAGATGATTGCTGCGACTTAAATAAACAATGTTGTCGAGTGGAAGAAACATTCGAATCCTTGGATAGCTTTATGGAAAAATACGACAGAGTGTAGCTCAACTGGCTTTAGAGCGCCTGGTCTGGAGCCAGGAGGCTGGGGGTTCGAGTCCCTCCACTCTGATTGATGTCGATATTTTGGATGTAGAAACAATGGATTTATCTTGTGTGCATACTTTTATATGGGACATGCAATCGCGGGGTATAGACCCCAAAGATGTCGCCTATCTTCTGGTAAATGACGATGATTACATAGATTTACTCAAAGATTATCAAGGGAAAAATTTTGCTCAAACCACCTTTAGTTCTTCGTCCGATTTCGTATTACATGGAATACCAATTATAAAAAGTCCAGTGGTCGGTAAGGCAGAAATCTTTACAGTGATGAAAGATATGATAAATACATATGGAAACAATGCAATATTCCAATACGATATTCCTCCTGTAGTCCCGACCAACAAAAAACCAGAACAACAAGAAAAAAAACAAAAATCAGACAAGAGAATAATAAGGCTTTAGGGGAGGTAGCTCAATGGGAGAGCATCGGCTTTGCAAGCCGGAGGTTGCGGGTTCGAGTCCCGTTCTTTCCATACCCCTGGTGGCGGAATGGCAGACGCGACGGTCTTAAAAGCCGTTGTCAAAAGACGTGTAGGTTCGAGTCCTACTCAGGGGATTAGCAGAAAGGAATCTTATGGCAACAGAACTAGCCTTGGCAAAACAATCAATGAATAAAACTATTTCTATTCTAAGAGAAAGAACGACGGGAATAGACAACAATGTCAACGATATACTCGTATCTACGGTATTCGTTTCTATAAATGGACAAAAAACAGCACTGAAAGAACTTAGTGCAATAAACCAAAATACGAAAACAAGGACAATAAGTATTATACCATATGACAGGACTATGTTACCAGAGATTACCAAAGAATTGATCCGGCAGGGATTTGACGCCTATCAATTTTCTCCAACAAATATATCTGTCAATATACCTTTGCCGTCTGGCGAAAACTACAAGAAGGTTCTTGCGCATATTAAAAGTCTTGGAGAAGAAGCCAAAGTAGCAATTCGGAATATTAGACGTAAGTATATGAAAAAATGCGACAGAGAAGAACTTCAGAAAGTAACCGATAATTCTATAAATAGAATAGACGAAATAATAAAAAGAACTTAGCAGACTGGAGATTGTATGACTAAGAAAGCGTATAGTTTTGGAGATAATAGATTAAAGAGAATTACAAGATTTTTGTATAAGTGGTTGTTCTGTGCGTGGTTACACAAAAAGAATCGTTGTAGTCCTTCTAATCCAAAAAGTTGGCATTGCACCAAGTGTCATCCGTGTGGAGAAGAATTTGATTTGGTTTCAGGAAACAAGAGAATGAGATGGTTATAATTGTTTGGGCTGGTAGCTCAATGGGTAGAGCGTCCTGCTATTCCGATGATGGCTCGTAAGAGTCAGCTTAGGTTCAGGAAGGTTGCGGGTTCGAATCCCGTCCAGCCAATTTAAAACACACAAAGTAAACTAGAATAGAACAAAAAAGGAAATTGCAGTTAGTAAAATACTAAGTATAGCATTTACTGTAGTCTATTTTAGAACTTACATTATGGAAAGTTGTCTATACGGGGTTTAATATGGATAAAATAGAACAAAATGTTTTGGATGGATTAATGGTAGCGTGGAATAACTTTGTTAAACTAAAATCAACACATCCAGACGACTTAAACGACTTTCGCAGATCATTGCATGAATGTGAGCGTATTATTGGTATGCGACAATTAAGAAAAATTGATCCAGATAGGTGGATAACTTTAGAAAATGTTGATGAATGAATGTTATGGATCATATGAACGCATATATCAAAGAGAGAGACGATTACGTAACTAGGGGATTGCTCAGATGCGACGATCTCGATGATCTTAGAGTCTATACATATACTAACTCGTGCAAACATTGGGATTACATTACTATGAACAGCAGAGGCATAATTGTTAATAGGAAAACAGGTGAGATAGTATCGCAACCCTTTCCCAAGTTTTTTAACATGGGCCAAAGACAGGAGACTCAAGAACATAACCTCCCCTGGCACGAAGGTTTTAGAATTTTTGAAAAATGTGACGGATGGCTTGGAATTTTATATAGACATAACGGGCAGTATAAAATAGCTACGAGAGGGTCTTTCAAGAGTACTGGGGCTTTATGGGCTACTAAGATTCTTAATGAATGTTATCGTCTAGATGGTTTACCAGACGAAGTAACTTTGTTGTTTGAACTTATATCTCCGTTAACTAAAATAGTTGTAGATTATGGGCAACGAGAAGATTTAGTTTTACTAGGAGCATACAATAGACATACAGGAGAAGAATACCAATGGGACCAAGTACAGTCGTGGGGAGAAGAGTTCGGATTCCTCACTGCAAATTCGTGGCCGAAAGAGTATCTTGGATATTGTAGGGGACTTCTAAAATCTAAACCAGGAAATGAACTTGAAGGGTTCATAATTCGTTTTGCTAATGGTCTTAGAATAAAAATAAAATCAGAAGACTACTTTAGAAGAAGTAAGATTTTACAACAAATAAATCCGCTTGGTATCTGGGACATAATGCAAAATGGTAATTTACCAGAATATATCTGGAATATGGTTGATAAGGACTACCACGAAGATATCGAGAAAATATATCATACTCTTGCATCCAGATATCGGACCATAAGAGAAGAAATAGATAATCAATACAAGGTTTGCACAGGTGCTTCCAGTAGAAATGTTTTTGCTAAAATAGCTAAAACAATGTCCCATGCACCAGCCATGTTTTGTCTCCTAGACAAACAAGACAACAAAGTGGATGAATATATTATGAAAAAGATACGACCCAAAAATAATATTTTGGAGAACGAATAATGAATGTTGGGAAATCTGTTTGGTTAATTTATGATATAAAATGGAAATGTATAGCTGATAGCAGTGAAAATGGATTGCCATTAATTTTTGATAACGAACTTGATGCAAAAGATGTCGCATCAGAAAGAAAGACGTGGATTGTCGTACAAGCCGACATTGTCCCAAGAGGGATAGAAGAATGTCTTGGTGAAAAAATCATAACAACTAATCTTTTATGTTTTGAATGCGGTGAAAGACCTGGGATAGAATGTGCTGGTAGAAAATTGAACGAACCAACTCGTTGCCAAATTTGTCTATACAGGTTCCTCAAAATGGACAATAATGCTGACACATTAAAATAAGTGACGGTAAAACTATCCATCTAATAAAATATTGTAAAATAAATTGCTAAGCGACCAATATTGGTCGCTTTTTTTGTGCGCATTGTGTATAAACCTAGTGATGGTGAATCTGTATAGCCTTCGTTTCTAGGTTGATTCGGAATCTATGCAGCCTTATCGTACTGGGAGGTATGAAATGAGTTTAGTAACTGACAATTGGGCGAGTAATCTCAATCCTACTCCAAAAACTTTCAAGATGTATAAGACACTTTCTGTAACCGCCGTTTCTGGCTCTGCTGTTACAGATACACAGAATTTTTTCAACAAGGATTGTCCGTTTGATGTAGATGTAATTGGTTTTGAAGTTCATTCTGTTTCCGTTTCTGGTGCTGGTTTTAACGGTAGTGGATCAAATCTTACAGTAGCACTTCAAAGTTCTGATGAAGTAGATACGTCTCCTGCGCAACCGACTTCTGTTTCCTGGGACAATATTATGTCTGTTGATGCTTCTGGTAAAGTTGCAAGTACCGACAAGATGCTTCTTCGTGCTCCAGCGAATTCTGGCGATGTCATAAATGCCAGTCTAGATAAGACATACGTTTCTGTACCTGCTGGAGGGTCTCTGAGAACGACTTTGTCTGCACAGGCTCATGATGCTATAGGCGCGGCTGGATCAACTCCTGTACAGCTTCTGGCCATCGTAGAATGCATTCCTACTCAAGTTAAGGATCAGCGATACTTCTAGGTCGTTAGCACAAGAACAGACTCATATGGGAGCCTGGAGCTTTGCTCTGGGCTCCATTTTTTTATGGTGTATAAAACGATGGATAGACAAGGCTTCGGTCTGGATAGCAGTACCACTTTATTTGGGACTGGGAAGACATACTATGAACAACGACGAAAAAGAACGAATTATTTCCAAAATAATTTGCAGTGAAACCATAGCGAACGTAAGAAGCCGGAATGGATCACTTCTATCTTTCTCCCTAAAAACCCCAACCCCAAAGCAACAAGCAAAATCTTCGTCTGTGTACGAGAAAGCGTTTGAGCAGGCTATTCTGTCTGGATTGCTAGACAAGGAAAGTTTGCTGATTAATATGATTGAAATTGGGAGATGGACAGAAAAGAAAGAACAAGAAATCAAAGGCTTACAGGAAGATATTTACAAGATAAGGCGTAGTCTGTTGGATTTTATATTCAATAAAACCAAGCTAGAGAAAGTACGCTCTCTTTTGCGTCGTGCTGAATCTGCATTAGTTGAAAGATTGTCTGCTAAGCATGAATTATTATCTACCAGCGCAGAGTCTCAAGCCATACTAGAACAACAAAGATATTTGATTAGGCATATTACATACAATGATGACGAAACTTTGGTGTGGTCAACAGATAGCAATTTTGACAATTTCGGAGATATAGGTATTATTATACAATTATGCACATTTTTCTTTCTCGAATCGCATTTTTCTAGTAAAGTTATCAGAGAATTGGCGAGGTCACAGCAGTGGAGAAGCTACTGGGAAGTTGCTAAAGTAACCAATCAATTGTTTGAGAATCCAGTATCTCATTGGTCTTGGAACCAGAAGGAATTAGCATATTGGTCTACTATTTACGATTCAGTCTACGAGGCGTATGAAAAACCATCAAAGTCAGTAATAGGAGACGACGACTTACTCGATTCTTGGTTCATTAGACAGACAGAAAAAAATGATAAGACCAATAAGTCCAGTTCTATTCCTCAATCTAATAAAAGCGGTAGAAATGAAATGTTTATTATGACAGACAAAGCTGGAGCTAAAGAAGTCTACAATATGAACGATCCAGCTTCTAGGGTACGAATAAAAGCGAAACAAAAAATGTTAGCTCAGAAAGGGTCTGTTAAAGAACAACATATGCCAGATAGTCAGAGAGAGATGCGGGAATCTTTGTTAGCAAAACAGAGTAGACATGTAAAAGACATACGTAGCAAAAGGTAATATCATGACACGCAAAGAAAGAGAATTGTATAATCTTCGTGAAGACAACAGGAGGCGTCAAAATAGTAGGCTTTCTGAAGATTCTAAAGATAGATTGAAAAAAATCTCTGACAAAAAATTTAGAACCTGTTTTGTGTTTGCAATATGCGAGTTTGAAAATGCTTTTGGAGAACAGATATGGGGACACGGGCTTGATGAATCCCAGTTAACAGAACAGCAAAAACAAAATAGAGAAAAATGGGCGAAAGTAAGGAAGAATATTCTCGATAAAGGCAATACTCAGTCGCGTGCTCTGAGTATGGAAATCGATTTACATAGGGTCGATTTCATGGGATATAGGATAGAATTTGGAGGAAAGTTAAATGACTCAAGAAAATGAACGATTTTTTGTTCAAACTATGAACACGAATAATGAGAAGATAAAACTTACCGTTAAAATGCCAGGACATAAACTCTTACAAGACGCACAGATGGTTTACAATGTTGCTATGACAGCTTTTATTAAACAAAGTGCTAACGGAGAAAGCTTGCTGTCAAGGGATCAACTAGAAAGATATTTGTCTGAAATTGGTGTTTGGACCCAAGATGATGCAAAGAAATTTCTACAATTACAAATAGAACTGAGAGAATGTGAATTAAAGTTAAAAACAGGGGGAATGAAAGTATCAGAAGCGAGACAGCTTGCCTTAAGGATGAAAATAAAGAGAAACATGTTATTCTCTTTGTATACAAAGCGTTCTCAGTTCGACAGTATAACGATGGAGTCAATGGCGGAAAACAAAAAATTCAAATTTTTAATAACCAAGTGTGTATTTTATGAAGATGAAGATGTCTTGTTTTTCAAGAACATCGAAGACTATGAGAATCGACAAGAAGAGAAAGCTGTTATAGATGTTACCACTGCTTTTGCTGGTCGGATGTATGGATATCAATCTGATCATGAATCTAATTTGACAGAAAACGAATGGTTAAAAAAATACGGTTTTTCTGATGACCAGGGACGTCTTGTTGATGATTGTGGCAGATTAGTAGATGAATCTGGTCGACTGATAGATGAAGAAGGAAGATTTATAGACCAAGATGGTAATTTTGTGGATAATCAAGGTAGGCGCATAGATCAATATGGAGAGTTTGTGATTGAAAATCCAAAACCATTTATAGATGATCTTGGGGTAACAAAAAAAACAAGGACTACGAAAAAGAAAAAGACAAAGAAACAAAATAAAAAAATAATTACAAAGAAGTAGGTGGATTAAGTGGCTTTTATTATAGATGCAAATTTAAGAATTCAAAAGGTCTTAGGGCTCCAACAGGTCAAACAACAGCTTGCCAATATTCAAGTTGGTGGAATTGGACAAATAAATAAGGTTGCTAGCGGCCTTGGACTTGTAAGCAAAAACGCTTCTGGTGCTGCTGAAAAAATCTTTTCTGCATCCAAGGCCACAAAGAATCTTGGTTCGGCTGCTGGAAAAACTGGTTCACAATTAAAAGATGGTGCCAATAAAGCGAAAAATTTTGGAGACCAAATCTTTCTAGCGGGAAAAAGATATGCCGCCTTCTTGAGCGCAACGGTTGGTGCCTTTAAGGCATTTCAATTAATTTCAGAAGGTGCAAAATCTGTTGTTGAATTTGATCAAGCACTAGTTTCCTTGGCCCAAATAATAGGTACTACCGTTGACAATTTAGGCAATCTACGTCAACAATTTTTAGACTTATCTGTTGCTACAGGTACCAGCGCCTCTGATATTGCTAATGCGGCTAAGTTGTTGGCTCAGGCCGGATTTAGAGGGAGAGAATTAACAGAAGCTGTTGAGCAATTAGCTAAGACTCCGCTAACACCAATCTTCGAAAGTATGGAACAAGCTGTTGCTGGTGCGGTCGCTGCACTAGAGCAATTTTCTGATGAAGGATTAACTGTCGAAACCGTCTTCGATAAACTAACAAAAGTATCTAATAATTATGCCGCATCTTTCCCAGATATTATAGAAGGTATTAGGAGAGGTGGTTCTGCGTTTCAGGCCATAGGTGGTAATCTAGACGAATTTATCGCAGCTTTTACAACCATACGATCTGTAACACAAGAAAGCGCATCTGCCGTAGGAACATCGCTCAAGACGATATCTAGTCGTTTGGCTGATCCAAAAATTATTGATTTTTTACAGACTAAAAATATCAGGTTAATAGAGGAGGGTCAATTTGTTGGACCAATCGAAGCAATCAGAAGAATTGGAGAAGGTCTTGACAAAGTAAAGACCACCCAAGAGGCGGTAAACATAGCAACGCAGCTTGGTGGTAGAAGACAGATTAGTCGTTTTCTAGCTTTAGCTAAAAATGTTGATACTTTTAACGAAATTTTAGGAGTTTCTGAAACTTCTTTTGGTGAGTTTGATCGAGTTGCAGAACAGGGATTACAAGCTGTCAGCAAACAAATTGATGTTTTAATTTCTCAGGCGAAGAAATTAGCTATAGATTTGGGTTCGGATTTATTTTTGCCTGTTATTAAAGGCCTAAACACAGCAGCCACTGCTGCAATAGGGCTTCTTGACGCATTAAAACCAATTATTCCAGCTTTGGGAACTATCGGTGCCGCCTTCGCCGGAGGTGCTCTTTTTCGTGGTTTGAGTGCTTTTGGCGGATCACAGATAGGTCGCTTAGCTGGTCCAGCAGCTTTTTCTGCTGCTGGTGGTCGTAGAGCGGGTGTTACTGCTGGTATCACAGCCAGTCCTTTTGCTCAAGCCGGACTATTAATTGCTGCATCAGAAGCCGCTGCTTCATTGACCAAAACAGCTTTGGGAGCAGATTCATTTACTGCCACGTTAATAACATCCATAGCCAGCATTACTGCTGCCATAGCTTTGTTTCGAAATCAAACAATCGCGCAATTTGCTGCTGGTGGCGGAATTTTTACAAGTCTAGGTAAAAAGGGTATACTTGGTGGTCTAGCTGGTTCTCTTGCTACGATTGGTACATTAGCTGTTCCTTTAGCCTTATCTCAAGCGAATAAAAGCGCCAAAGAACTCTCCGATAAAATAATTGACAGTGCAATACAATCAATATCAGAAATACAAATAGATAAAACTGATCCGAAATCAGTGACTGATGGAGTTGGCAAACTTTTTGACGTTATCACAAATAGTGTAGATGAATTGACTAACGGAGTAGATATCAAGCAAAATCCAAGTATATTGAAATTTTTTGAAGGTGTTTCTAGGGCTATTGGAAATGCTTTAGAAGGGGATTTTTCAGGGCTCGTCAGTAGGGGCGGATTAACAAGAAGAAACGTAGATAGTCAAATACAAAAATTACTCAAACAAAGTTCTCAAATTACCCAGATATTGATTGACAATATTGCAGCAGACCTTGGTGATTCCGCGCAACAAATAGCAAGACCGGGAAGGGTTCAGTTAATACAGCAGGGCGTACAAAATGGATTAACAGTTGAAGAATCTGCGCAATTTGCTTCTTCTATAATAGAATCTGTTGGAGGAATAGATGCATGGACAGAGAAAATTAGGAAAAGTGCTGAGACTATTGCCAAAGAGACCAAAGAAAGAGAAAAGGTTTCTAATCTTGTAAAGAACTTTCTCCCAAATAGATTAGTTGGACAACTTTCGCAGTTCTCAAAAGCTGTTGATAAGACAGTTAACAGTATCAATAATTCTGCCCAATTGTTTCAGTCTCAAATTGCTGAGATAGCCGGTGGTATTAGAGCACCTTCATTTGATTTTCAATTTAATGATTTGCAGGTCAAAGATTTGATCCAGACTGGTGGTCTTAATGATTTATTTCAATTTACGCCAGATATACCTAAGTTTGTTGGAGCCTTTTCTGAGATAGAAAACTTGTTAGATCAATTCGTTTTGAGTGTTAGCAATGTTTCTGTTCCTAATGTAGACATATCTTCTACTATAGATCAATTTTTTGCTTCTCAGAGCAATGTTCCCCAAACTGTGAGGGATAATTTTGAAGAATTTTTCACCACAATAGGCAATGATCTGGCCAGCGTATCTACTGGTAAATTTATAGACGCCAACAAGATTAAGGAAAGATTCAGAGAAGAGTTTCAAGATATTGGTGCTGGCGCAACAGATTCTGTTGTTCAGTCCGTGAGAGGATTTTTGCAAGCGACGTTTAAGCAAATAGAAGATGAAGCCAATAGATTAGCAACGGTGAGACAATTTGAAATTGCTGCACCTGTGCGTCCAGAATCTCAAGCCGCTTTCCTTGAGCAACAATTGCGAAGGGTTGGTATTACTGCTCCTTCTAGAACCCAAGGGAATCAGGTAAGAGGAACTATAGAAGAGCTAGACCTTATTAGAAGAGAATTGGAAAGTCGTTCTGGTCCAGGCAATATTCCTGGCAGACTACCAACTCCTGGAGTAGGCTTTTTCAGAGGAAGAGACCAAAGACTTGTCGATATTGCAGGAAACGAAAGAGTTAGACAAGAGGTTAGGGATCAGTTTAAGGGTATCATAACAGAATCGTCTGCTCTGAAACAAAGTCTTGCAGAATTAAAGCCAGGGACAGAGGGTTTTATAGAAGCCTCTAACAGGGCGAGAGAGTTGGCACGGTCAACAGTGGAATTACAGACGACCCTAGAAGCATTAGACAAAGCTACTGGTCAAGCCCTAAAGTCAGAACTAGAAACTTTGTCAAGGCGACAACAGTTTGAAACGGCTCAGACTAGAGCTACTCTGGCAGAACAAGTAAGAACAGGAGCGATCGATCCGCTACAAGCGGAACGTCGACTTTTCGACTTATCAAAAGAACAACAAAAAGAACAACTGGCTGTTCAGGATAAGTTTGATGCCATTGTTGAGAAAGATAATTCTCTTAGAGTTGATTTAGCTAAGCAAGTTAGCGAGAACACAAAGACTCAACAGGAAATTATAGCAGATTTTGGAACGTCAGCAAGTTTATTCGCTGATTCTACAAAAATACAAGCCACCTCTATACAATTAATGCAGCGATCTATTATTGATTTTGGACAGAGTGTGGTAGATTTTAGCAATTTTAATTCAATAGGACCGACAACAAGTCAAGGTAATTCGGCAGAAATAATTCCTTCTCAGATTAGGTCTGGCGGGATAACCGTACAGCAAGGATTTGATGAGTTTAACAGACTGATAAAAGAAGGTAATACAAGCCAGCAACAAATGACAGATATTTTAGAAGCCATATATGAGCGTCAAGATCAGATTAAATCTACTAGCGAAGAATCAAACACAATACAAAGAGACCAAGAGAAAAATGCTGCCGTTGGAGATAAAATTAGTCAATTAAATGAAAGCCTAGATAATCTTAGAAATGTATTGTCGTCCCCCAACGAACTAAGGATTGTATCTGATCAAAGGGTTGTACTTGACTTGTCTACTCTGCCAGATGATATTGTCAATGAAGTTAAGCCATTGTTTGAAGAGGCTGGCATAGTCATTGCCAAAACAGTTACCAGACAAGCTATGGAAAGTCTGGCCGCTAAAACTGATTCTGAAGTATCTATTTCTGCCGGAAGTGTAGCCCAGGAGCTTGCATAATGTCTCTTTTACGCCATGATAATGTAACATTCTATCATCCACTAGATGATTATACAGAATACATACAAAATCATGTTTGGAATGATAGCCAGGCTAACGTAGGTATTAGCGGTGGTGTCATAGTAAGCGGTATGATTAATACTGGCGGGGCTGTTTACGCTACGCTTGGAGAGTCTGTTTCTGCCGGTGGATATAGTGGCGTTGCTGGAGCCACAAGATTAACCACATGTTTTTGGGCTAGTGGATTTTATCAAAACGGTTCAGATACAAGAACTGTGCTGATTGGGTATGGATCATCTGCCACAAATGGCGACACCAATATTTTAAGATTAACAAAAAGTTCATCAAACACATGTGACTTCAGACTGACCATTGGTACCGCTGGAGTTGGTACAAAAAATATCCCCACCAAACCCAGTGATAACGATAAACACTTTGTTGTTCTGGACGCCGAGGACGAAGGCAGCGTCTGGAGATATCGTATCAGTTTCGATGGCGCAGATTGGCAGGACTTAGGAACACTTTCTAGTGCAGCTAGTCCAACAAGTGCTAACTCTGTTATAATTCATCTTTTTGACAATGGTTCGGTTAGTTCTGTTATAGACGAAGTTGTATTCTGGAGTGGTGCCAGTCTATTCTCCGCTCAAGAATTATCAAATCTATATGAATTGGCCAACACGTATGGTCGATCTATGGATGAATATTCTACCACATTCGGTACTTTAACTAGCGGTAGTATAGATCAGTTCACAAAAGGGTACGATGTGTCTTCTGGCAATTTACCCCTATATATTCCAGGACAAAAGGAAGTAGATTCCATTGCTCTTTTTGCGTCTGGTAGTCCAACTTCTATATCCGATACAATAGATTTGTATATGAGCGGCTCTGTATCTACGTCGTCTTCTGGTGTAGATTTGTTTATTTTACCTCCTGTGCTATCGAGTGGCAATGTCGATTTATATGAATATGGTTTTGATATTGCTTCGGGAGAAACTACCCTTTATATAGCTGGTTTATTCCCAAGTTTTGACGCTTTTGTTTCGGTTGATAGTAATACCCCAACCACTAGTGCTAATCTTTTTATCTATGGTTTTGCAAGTGGTTCGCCAACTCCAAGTTATGTCGCAGACTCGGTTTCTCTATATATCAATGATTCTGGAAACTTAGTCACAGTCAATAAGAATTTTTCTGGTTTTGTGCATGTAGATGATCCCATTTTAACATCATATAGTGGAATTTGGTCTTCTTTTGTTAAGGTTGGAAATAGTTCTGACAAAAACTGTACTTTTTATATGTATGGACATGCTTCCGGAGAATCACCTCATGGAACCTTAAATACAAACGATAAGAATTTGTTCGTCCGTGGAAGGTCTGCGTTCTCTGGAGACGAAGGGTTGCTTTTCGACAATTACATTGGGTTGTTTAGTGATTTTTCGTCCTTTGCCAAAGTTCATCTTGGAACTTCTGGATTATCGAATTTATATGTGTCTGGCTATATTCCAATAGAACCACCATCTGGATATCTTGATTTTTATGTCTTTGGAATTAGTGGGATTACGTTTGATTCTATCGACTATTATATCTCTGGGAAGGATGTTCCAAGTGGAGATTGTGATTTGTTTATGTTCGGCATACAAGGGATACCTTCTGGAAGTGTTCCATTTTATCTCGCCGTAACTACTCTTGGTGATTTAACTGGTTCTGATACTCTGTATACTCATGGATTCTAATAAGAGGTGGCAAAATGTCGGTTATTTATACAAAATCTGATGGAATAGGAAGAAAAATCGTTCCTGCCCCGGTTGTATCCGTGAATAAAACTTACGATACGACTCAAGATGGCAAAAAAATAGGCTCCAAATACTCCTTGACGTTAACTGGTACTTTATTGCCGTTTAGAGGTTCTCCTAGTGGGTCATATACTGCTTTGTCTGGCGCTTTTCATACTACGGGTGGATATCCTGCCGACGAAACCTATGCTGCTAATAACGAAGATTTTAATCACATTCTAAGAAAACAAGAAGCTCTCAGATGGTTATTTAGTGATGACGGTGGAATTTTAGAATGGCAACCATCTAATGGTCAACCACCAGTCAAATGTTATCCGCGTATACTGTCAATCAATTTTTCGGAAGGCCAGTGGGCAGATCGTTGTGATTACACCATACAACTCGAAGCTCCGTGGATTTACATCAATGGAACGCTAGACGTAGAAGATAGTGTGGCTACGGACCTCGTAAATGGTTCGTCTGAAACATGGTCTTTTGAAGAAGCAACTGGAAGAAATGACAAACAATATAGAGTTACTCATGACGTGAGTGCTGATGGAAAATTAGAATATGATGGATTAGGTAATCCATACGGCAACAAACAGGCATGGGAAAATGCGAAAACTTTTGTTGATGCGAAAATCAGCGGATTTGTAGATAGCAACACCATGTTTGCAGCACTAGGTGCGTCTGGTAAAATCACTGGTCATTACAGTACAGTCACCAGAATAGATGAAGATGCTGGTTCTTACAATGTCACAGAAGAATGGCTTCTGTCTGATTCGGCAGCTTATGAAGAGAGACAATTTACCGTAGACTACAATCAGTCTCAAGATGAGTATACGATCACATATCAAGGAACTATTTACGGTGTCGGTACAGATAGTCGTGCTGGCGCAGACTCGAATATAACTGCGGCGAAAGCAGCTATCCCTTCTATCTCTGCGGCTAGAACAACTGCAATTTCCTATGTCAGTTCTCTGATTGGCGGTAAAACAATACCTAGTTCTCCAGATAAAAAAACATTCAACATCAATAAACAGGATGGAACGGTTAACTTTACGTATATCTGGAATACGTCAGATGATACGGATGTTCTCATTACCGAGGAAGGTCAGTTAACATATTCGTTAGACAATCAGTCTAATACACTTGTATTTACACAAACCGTTGAAGGTAAGGGAGATACGGCAGCAGAAAAACTAACCAATGCGAAGGCCGCTATATACACAAACGCAGAAGCACTTGTCGCTGCTAAAACACTGGTTGGAACAAGTTTGAGTTTTGACTTAGGTTCTGTATTGAAGTCCTTTAATAGTCGAGACGGGTCTGCTCGTGCAAGTTGGACATGGAATGATATAGATTCTAACAATACAGATATTACGATTCAAACCCAAATGGCTGTTGACGTTATAGCAAGCATAGCTATTCCAGGAAGAAGTGCTGGTCCAATTATTCAAAATATGGGGACTAAGAATTCTGAAATTATAACAGTGTCTATTCGGTCTACAAGAAATACATCGAAACCAACTGTTGATACTACAGCTTACGGGGACGGTGGAACGATAGTAGACGATTCAGACAACTGGAATCCGATTACTGGTGTCTACAGTAGAACTACTCGGTTTTTGAAGGAGACATAATGGCTGCTCAGCAAATTTCTGGTTACGAATTGTTTGGTGGTCGAGTGAGAAGTCTGAACGCTTCTTTGGGTATCAACCAATCCCCAACGACCGTAACGGTTGATATCGTTAAGGATGATAATCCCATATCTGTTTCTAATAGACAAATCACAGATATATCTATAGGAGCATTTGATTTTAGAGGCATAGTACAATCATGGAGTCAAGCCAAGATAGATATTAATGGTACTGGCGTGTATCAGGTAAGACTGACGGACACCAAACCAGTTTTAAATGCTGCTCAAGTAATCATAGGGTCTGCTTTCGATTCTACCAAAACCACATCTTACGACTATGGAGATAATGTTATACCAGTTACTTTTGAATCTGCCACACAAATCAGCAATGGAGTACCATTTAGTACGATACAAACTGTCATTGAAAACGCATCTATCAGATACGGTAGCCAGACATATACAGTAGAATTCAATTTCACACTACCAGACAGGGGAAGCTTGGTCGAGTATTCAATCAGTGGAAGAGCATTGTCCTTACTGGAACTTATCTCTCAAATTGCCAATGATCACGGTTTAAATTGGTACGTTTCTACGTCTAGCGACAATGTTATATCTGTTAATATGTTTGGTAGAAGCAACCTTACTAATCTTACCGTCAATCAATTGGCTGCTTTACATCCAAGTGCTATAGTTCGCAGACACGAGGGTCTGGAGAACAGGGATGCTATTCAGAAAGTAGTTCTTGTCGGTGGGTATAAAACATATCTGAATAAAACTAATGGTTCTTTGTGGGAACAATTTTGGGGTTTTGAATCTGACGGCAACAAAAGGTCTGAACCAGTTTATTCTAACGATATAATGGAACAAATTATTAACAACGATTTCACCTATGAAGATTATACAGAGGAAGATGCGCAAAAAATTATATCATATGCTAATGAGTATTGGGTAGAAAATTTATAGGTTTGATTACGCCAGCATCTGCTGTCAGTTCTGATGGTATTTCTTGGGTTAGCCCTGTCACGTCTGCATGGAATAATTCAGATAGTTTTCCACTCGATTTTAATAGAGA